AGATTTTAGTGTGATACAGACCTGGGGTATCTTTGAACATATGGAGACTGATTCAACAGGAAGAGAGAACTGGGTATCTAACTTAATACTATTAGGAAATGAAAAAGGTAGATTTGATTATCCTGCATTAAGAATGAAAGCACAAGAGTTATATGATTATCATAAACCTGATGTGTGTATAATTGAGAAGAAAGCTAGTGGACAATCATTAATACAAGATTTAAGACGTGCAGGTTTACCTGTGCTTGATTATATTCCTGATAGAGATAAGACTGCTAGAGTATATGCAGCTACACCTATGATGGAAGCAGGACGTGTATGGTTACCTAAAGGTCATGATTGGAGTGATGACTTATATAGTGAAGCAATTACATTTCCAAATGCACGACATGATGACCAAGTAGACGCAATGACTATGGCAATACACTATATGAAAGAATCATGGAATTTAACTCATCCAGATGACCCTGATTATGAAGAAGGTTATGAAAGAAAAAAAAGGGTTGCATACTGGAAGTTTTAAGTATATAATATTATAATAATAACTGTGAAAGAAAAATTATGCCAACGGAAAAAAATCCTTTTGATAAAATATCTCAAGTAGAAGAAGACGAAGACAAAATTGTTGACGAAATTATTAATGAACCTCTTCCTGATGAAAGTGTAGCTATGATGGAAGATGGTTCAGCAGTAGTTGACTTAATGGGTAACCCTGCTATTATGCCTGAAGAAGGTATGCCAGGTGGACATTATGATAACTTAGTTCCAACTCTTGATGAAGAACAACTACAAGAGATTGGTGCAGATGTTTATGATAAGTACGAATCAGATAAAGAGTCAAGACAAGAATGGGAAGAAACTTTCCAAAGAGGTTTTGATTTACTAGGATTAAAATTAAAAGAAACTTCAGAACCATTTGAAGGTGCATGTACTGCAGTTCATCCACTCTTAATAGAGTCAGCAGTGAAGTTTCAATCTAAAGCTTCTCAGGAATTATTTCCTGCAGGTGGACCAGTAATGTCTCAAATAATTGGAACTGAGACTGTAGAAAAACAACAACAAGCATCTCGTGTAAAACAGTTTATGAATTATCAGTTAACTGACATGATGCCTGAATACTTTCATGAGTTTGAAAGAATGTTGTTTCACTTACCAATTATTGGTTCAGCATTTAAAAAGATTTATTATGATTCATCATTAGACAGACCATGTTCAGAGTTTGTTCCTATTGACCAGTTCTATGTATCTTATCATGCTTCAGATTTAATGAAAGCAGATAGATATACACATGTTATATTACGTAATCCAAATGACTTAGCTAAAGAAATTGATGCAGGTGTTTATGAAGATATAGATTTACCTGAAGCACAACCAATAGAACAAACATCAATGTCAATGAAGGTTGATGAGATTATGGGTACATCTATACCTGCTGACTCTGACCCTCAATATGTTTTATTAGAACAACATTGTTATTTAGATTTAGATAACAGTGGTATTGGTTTACCTTATATTGTAACAGTTGAAGAAAGTTCAAGAAAAGTTTTATCTATTAGAAGAAACTATAATGAAGATGACCCTACTAAACAAAAGAAAATGTTCTTTACACATTATAAGTTTGTTCCAGGTTTTGGTTTCTATGGTTTAGGTCTAATACATTTCTTAGGTAATCTTACAATGACTGCAACTGCAGCTATGAGAAACTTAGTTGACTCAGGACAGTTTGCAACATTACCTGCTGGTTTTAAAGCTAAAGGTGTTAAAGTTGTAGGTGATAATGAGCCTCTATCTCCTGGTGAGTTTAGAGATGTAGAAGCTACAGGTGTAGATTTAGCTAGAGCAATTGTACCTCTACCTTATAAAGAACCTTCTAATACTTTATATCAGATGTTAGGTTTTGTTGCAGGTGCAGGACAAAAGTTTGCTGACAGTACAGAACAAGTAATTAATGATTCAACTAACTATGGTCCAGTTGGAACAACTATGGCATTGTTAGAAGCTTCAAGTAAATTTTTTAGTGCAATACATAAACGATTACATTATTCACAAAAAGAAGAATTTAAAATATTAGCAAGAATAAACTTTGAGTCTTTACCTGACTCATATCCTTACGAGGTTCCTGGTGCAAGTCCAACCATATTTAAAATGGACTTTGATGGTAAGATAGATGTCATTCCTGTAAGTGACCCTAACATACCTTCAAGTGCTCATAGATTAATGCTTTCACAGTTGGCTCTTCAGTTAGCCAGTCAAGCACCACCAGGAACTTATAATATACAGGCATTGCATAGAACAATATTACAAGCTGCAAATATGCCTAACTTGGAAGCCATACTTCCACCACAAGCACAGCCTCAAGCACTTGACCCTGTATCAGATATACAGGCAGCAGTAAAAGGTATGCCAATAGCTGCATTCCCTGGTCAAGACCATATGGCTCATGTTACAGTTAAGTCTGCATATTTAACTGACCCAATGAATGGTGGTAGTCCTATTATGCAGAAAGTACAACCAGTGCTTGAAGCAAATATAAAAGAACATATGATTATGAGATACCAAGAACAAATTAATGGAATGGTATCAGGAGTAGCAACTGACCCTGCAACATTACAACAAGTTCAGGCTGAAGCTGCACAACAGATTTCACAAGCCAACCAAGCAATGGGTACAACGGAAACACCTGAACAACAAATGGTTGAGCTTGAGAAACAAAGGCTTGACATTGAAAAAGAAAAACTTGGTCTTGAAGCCTTACAAGAAGCTGCTGAATTAGCAGTTAAACAAAGAGAACTGACTCTCAAAGAAGAAGAACAAGGTATTAAAGCAATTGAAAAAGGTGCTAACCAAATTCTAAAACAAACTGAAGGTCAGAAAAATAGACAAACAAAAGTTGCAACTCAAACTATAAAAACACTTGGTGACTTAGCCAAGGAAGAAATGAAAGGAGAATAGAATGAGTGAAATAATTAAAGGTCCTAAACAAGGACAAGGCTATGGTGACTGGTCTAAAATACCTAGTAACGAATATTCAGTTCGTTGTAAAAAAGGTATTCTAAGACAAGACCCACCTGATAGTTACAAAGTTAAATAATAACTATGATACATAAAATTATTTCTGAGATTGAGAAGGAATTAAATCTGGAAGTAAGTCAAATTCAAAAATCATTAGGGGATGGTAATTGTGAAGACTATCCTCGTTATCAACAAATGGTAGGTTCAATTACTGGATTGAATATGGCTATAGCTATAACTAAAAATGTTTATAAAAATATGATTGATGGAGATGATGATGAGAACACCTAAATTAGAAAATGCTATTAAAAATAATGATTGGATTGAAGATGCAGAAAAACCTGACCCAGAAGTTTTACCTAACTTGCCTGGCTACCACATATTGGTTCGCCCTGTTTCGGTAAAAAGTAAAACTAAAGGTGGTTTATTATTGCCTGATTCAGTTAAAGATGATGTAGCTTATTTAACTACAGTAGGTAAAGTTTTAACAATAGGTGATTTAGCTTATGAAGATAAAGATAAATTTCCAAATGGTAAATGGTGTGACGTAGGAGACTACGTTTGTTATGCTAGACATGCAGGTCAAAAACTTTATTATAAAGGTGTACGACTATTATTATTATTTGATGACCAAGTAATGATGAAAGTTGATGACCCTACTAATTTAGATATGACCTATAACTTAGCTAAATAAAATGAAATACAAATTAAAAGAAGCTTTTTTAGCTCATGCAGATGGACATATTAAAAAGCATATTGCTAATGTTGAAGTGTTATTAAATAATCCTAGAGGTATAGGTGAACATGGAGATATAGTAAGTGAGATTGAAAAAGAACTTGAAGAAGTTGCTAAATATGAAGATTTAATAACAGTAATGAATAAATATTTTTAAAGGAGGAGCTATGTTATTAACTAAAAATATTGTAAAGTTTTCTGGCTTTTTAGTAAAAATACCAAATGCTATGAAAGGTATTTGGGACGTTTCTGAAAATCGCTGGGGATATAGGAAAATAAATAATGACTAAATTATGTGCAAGGGGGAAAAATGCTGCGAAACGTAAATTTAAAGTTTATCCTAGTGCGTATGCAAATGCGTATGCTTCTAAAATCTGTGCTGGAAAAATTAAAGACCCTAGTGGTAAAAAGCGAAAAGATTGGAAAGGCAGTGCAAAGAGTATGGCAAAAGGTAAAAGAGTGG